CTGGCGGGGCTGCTGGTGGCCTCGGTGGCGGCAGGTCTGGCAAGGGTGGCGCAGGCGGCAAGCTGGCCAGCGCTGGGCGCCTTGCCGGGCGCGTGGCGGCGCCGCTGATGCTGGCGAACGGAGCGATAGAGGTTGCCAGTCTGGTGGGTCAGGGCGCTGATGCGGAAGCGATCGGCGGATCCGTTGGCAGCACCGCCGGCGGGCTGGGCGGTATGTGGGGCGGCGCGGCTGCAGGCGCTGCGATCGGCTCGGTCGTGCCCGTTATCGGTACCGCTGCCGGCGGCCTCGTCGGCGGTGCGATCGGTGGGCTGGCCGGCAGCGAGGCCGGGAGCTGGATCGGCGAGAAACTCGGCGCCCTGGTTGACCGGCTGAGCAGTCCCGAGGCGGTGGCGAAAGAGGTCGTGAACAACACCGACAGCCGGCAGATGACCTTTGCCCCGGTGATCCACGTCAACGGCGCCGACCAGGCGACCAGCTCCGCGCTGGCCGACCAGGTCATCGCCAAGATGCGCGGCGAGTTCGTGCCGCTGATGATGGCCAACCCACTCGCCGTGCGACGCGGCGCGGCCCTGACTGACGGGAGCGACTAATGCGACAGCAGATGGCCCTTGGCGAGTTCGTGTTCGGGCTCGCCACCGGGTTCCCCTATGAGCGCCTCGAGCGCAAGACAACGGGCGGCTGGGTCGACCTCGACATCATCAGCAGCAAGCCGCTATCGCACCAGACCGGCCAGGGCCTCGAGGAGCTGCGCCTAAGCGGCAAGGCGCAGCTCGAGGCCGGCATGCTGGCCGTCGACGAGCTGCGCGCCATGGCCAACGCCCGCAAGCCCTACACCCTGGTCGATGGTATCGGCCGGGTGTGGGGGCGCTGGCGAATCGACAACGTGAGCGAGCAGCAGCAGCGGGTGCTCGATGACGGCACCGCCACGCTGCTGGAGTGGACGCTCGAGCTGCGGGAGTTCGTGAATGCGACGGGTTAGAACCATTGCCGGCGACTCGGCCAACCTCCTGATCTACCGGGAGCTCGGCCGCGCCGACGACGAGGCCGAGGAGGCCTTCTGGCTGGTCAACGAGGGGCTGGCCGAGCATGGCCCGGCCCTGCCTGCCGGGCTGTGGGTGAACCTGCCGGAGCTGCCCCAGCGGCCCGCGCAGGGCGCCCCGGTTTCGGCCTGGGATTAAGGGGGCGGCATGGCCATCGGATACACGCCAGCGGTCGAGATCTACGGCGCGAATGCGGCCTTGATCAACGGCCGGCTGATCGATTGGGAGCACGTCGACGCGGCGGGCGTCGAGTCGGATCAGCTGAAATTGACCGTCAACATCGAGGGGCTGGAAGGCCTGCCGAGCGTCGACGGCAAGATCGGCCTGCGGGTGGGCTACGAGGAGACCGGCCTCGTCGACAAGGGCGAGTTTGTGGTCACGCGCACCATGCCGCAGCTGTTCCCCGCGCAGCTACTGATCGTCGCCACGGCCGCCCCGTTCAAGGTGGCCGACGAGACCGGCTTCAAGGCGCGCCGCTCGGCCAGCTACGGGCCGACCACCCTCGGGGCGATATTCCGCGAGCTGGCCACCCGGCACGGCTTCTCGCCGCGCGTGGCGCCCGAGCTCGATGCGATCGTGATCGACCACGTCGACCAGTCCAGCGAAACCGATATGGGCTTCCTGACCCGCCTCGCGCGCCGCTATGACGCGGTGACGAAGCCGGTCAATGATCTGTACGTGCTCGCGCGGCGCGGCCAGGTCAAGTCGCTGAGTGGCAAGCCGCTGCCGCCGGTGACGCTGTCGGTCACGAAGGACAACCGCCCCGGCGAGCGGTCCTTCATCGCGGCCAGCATCGACAACGACAGCCGGATCCGCTTCAAGGGTGCGCGCACGGTCTGGTGGGATGGATCCGCCGGCAAGGAGGTGCGCGTCGAGGCCGGTACCGCGCCGTTCAAGCAGGTGCGCCAGCGCTACCAGAACGAAAGCGAGGCCCGCGCAGCAGCCAAGGGCGAGCACAGCAAGGTGCAGCGCGAGGCGGCAAAACTGCGGATCGATTGCCCCGGCAATCCGGCGTTCGGCGCCGAGGGGCTGGTCGTGCTCGATGACAGCTGGCCGAGCCATATGCGCGGCACCTGGTCGATCGACAAGGTGACCTCGAGCGGATCCCGCGCGCAGAGTTACCGCAGCACGATCGAGGCGAGTTACCCCGACGGCAAGCAATCGTGACACCCGCCCCATGGCTTCGGCTGTGGGGCGTTTTTTTTGTGCCCGAAATTTGTTGCGTTGCAACACAACGAAAGATACTCTAGCCGCGTTGCATCACAACGCAAGAGGGAGGGAGATGGAAAAGAAGCCGAAAAGCGTGACGCAGCGGGTCGAGGAGTATGAGGCGCGCTTGCGGGAGAAGGGCGGCCGGAAGCTTTCTGCTATCCGGCTTGTGCCAGAGGCGGCTGCCGCCCTGGCTTTTTTTGAGCAGCGCGGCGAGAGCGCCCCGAAAGTAATCAACAGGCTGCTGATCGCAGCAAAGGAGCAAGAGCAATGACCGACAAGCACGTACTAGATCCGTCTGCCGTTACCCTTAAAGATGGCCGCCCTACGACTACTTCGCTGGTCGTCGCTGAGGTATTTGGCAAGCTGCATAAGAACGTCATAAAGGCAATCAGGGCGCTGGAATGCCCGCCTGAGTTCACTGAGCTCAATTTTGAGCCCAGTGAATTTACGGACTCCACCGGCCGGAAACTGCCGATGTACCGCATGACCCGAGACGGCTTCACCTTCCTGTGCATGGGCTTCACTGGCAAGGAAGCCGCCCGCTGGAAAATTGCATATCTCGAAGCCTTCAACCGCATGGAGGCCGAGCTGCAGCAGCGCAACACGGAGCAGTACAACGAAGCCGAAGGCGCCATGTTCACCGGCAATCAGGTCGAGCTGAGCTTCGGTAGGGGCGTTGTGCATGCCGAATGGGATACGGCAGGCAATCTGTGGCTGGGCGATCTGGAGGTCGACGCGCTGCTCGGTTACAAGATGAAGAACGCGACCCTCGCCCTGTTCCATCGCTACGAGCGCGAGTTTCCAGAGGGAAGCGTGTGCGAGTATCGCGACGACTACGACCAGCGCCGCGCGCTGTTCACGCCGCTGGGCTGGTCGGTGTTGGCTCGCCATTCCACACGCCCCGAGGCGGCGCAATTCGCCCTCGCGGCCGTGCAGCAGTACGTGGCGCCGAAGCGGATAGAGGTCAGCCGCGAGCGGTATAGCCGTCTGGCTGCCCATGCCAGGGCAACCCCTGGTCAATTCCAGCGTATTGCCGCCGCAAGTGGCGAGCTGGCCCGCGCGGTGGCAGATGCATACGAATCGGTTTACCTGGCGCAAGGCGCGATAGAGGCCGATCCGGCTCAAATGAAGGCCGTGACAGGTTGAAATAGAGCCGATCCAAAAGAACGAAGCCCCCACTGCCTTGCGGCGGTGGGGGCTTTTGTCGCTTCAGGGAGGTCAGCTCCTGTCGGCGATGGTTTCCGAGCGTATCTCGTTCATGCGGGCCTGCACGCTGTCGGGCATGAACGGCGCCCCCTTGCCTCTGATGAGCCTTGGCAGATTTTGGTGAGGCCTGCTGGCATCGGTGGTATCGATTCTGGCGACGCCCTCAACGATTCTGATCGCCGGACCATTTGCGGAGGACCAATCGTCGCCCTGCTTTAGCCAGACAGTTGGCGTGGCTCGCCAGTAGCGGCACAGCGCCCACGTGTTGCCTTCCTTCTGCATCGTCTCGCACTTGACGGTATGGGAGGCTTGTTTTGTCTGCCAGCCTACCGCCTGGTGCGCCCGCCGTAGCCCGTTGGTCTCCCAGTTCATTACGTCCTGAATGCCACCGATCAGGATGCCTACAGCGCCGAGCGCCAGAACAATCTTCGTGCTTTTTTTCAACCTGTGCCCCTCCTAGTTGGCGGGCGCAGGGTAGCAAAAAGCCCGCACGGTGGCGGGCTTGGGTGGGGTTGATCACTTTCAGTGGAATATAGCTGTTGAGTCGCTGTTCTCGGCGGCGCTGATTAGGCCGGTCACGGCGCTCGACACATCGCACAAGGCGCGTACCCAGGCGATCTGAGCCTCCGCAATCCGCAAGGAGTTGTTAGGCTCTGTGGACCCCAGCGCGGCGCTGAAGGCGATTCTCGTCTGCTCGGCGGTCACGAGCAGCGGTTTTAAGAGGTCGGCGTCAATCATTGTCATGGGTGGCTCCGTTATGCCGCACGCGCGGCCGGGTGGCGCTCGTGCATGCGCAGCGCCGCGATTAGCTGATGGGCCTCGTGCCTCGCATCGTGCAGCGCGTGGTGCTTCACGCCCTCGAACTCGCGCGCCTTGGCTTCGGGGTACAGGCCGAGGATCGTGCGCAGATCCCGGTCGTGCCAGAAGGGCCAGGGCGCCTCGATCGCGCAGTCATCGAACGCCCGGCGCAGGATGACGTTGTCGAAGGTCGCGCCGTTGCCCCATACCAGGCGATCGCCGTCCTGCTCGAGCATGAACTCGGCGACCTGCTCGAGGGCGCGGGGCAGGTCGAGGCCCGGCGTGCTTCCGTCGATCTCACGGCGGGCTTCGTCGCCCTGCTGCAGCCACCAGGTGATAGTGCTCGCGTCGGGCACGCCGCCGTGCGCCATGGCCGAGGCGAGGTCGATCTGCCAGTAGCGCTCGCCGGTGATGGTCAGGCCGTCGATCCGCACGCAACCGATCGCAACGATCGGCGCGGGCGCTTTCTTGCCCAAGGTTTCGAGGTCGATTACGTAGTGCGTCATGGGATCTGGATCTCGGCGTCGGGGTGAATGGTGAAGTCGCGGCCGCAATGGCGGCACTCGATGCGCTGGCCCCGGATCCGCTCGTCGAGCTCGAGCGGTACCAGGTTGCGACAGAAGGGGCACCGGCACTGCAGGCCGGTGGCCAGGAGGAGCGTTACGGCCGGTGCCTGGGTCATGGCTTAGGCCTCCTCGCGCACGGCTTCGGCTTTCGCGCATGCCGTCATGCGGACCTCGTTGCCCTTGATCTCGACCGGCCCGAGCGCGTGGAACAGCTCGCCGCCGAGCATGCCCCGCACGGGGTGGGTCAGCAGCAGGACGCGACCGAGGAGCGCGCGCAGGCCGTACTCGTCCTGCAGCAGCTCGTCGACAATTTCATCCTGGACGAACTCCATCACTTCATCCCACAAGTCGTCGCCCGCCTCGTCGCGGTCGGCGAATTTTTCGGGGTACATCGCGACAACGAGCTCGTAGAGCGCCAGGTCGTCGATCGGGCGGGCGTTCTTCATTTTTTCGGCGTGTGTCATTGCTGGTCACTCCCTTGTGTTGGCTGATCTTCGTATTCAGGTTTGGCGGTGTACACGCGCCAGATGAAGGCGCCGAGCGTCACCAGGGCGGTGCCGATCAGCCCGAGCAGTTGCTCGAGCGGGCTTACGCTGTGGCGGCTCATGGCTGCACCGCCCCGGCCGGGCCGGCGTAGGGTGGAACGGGCGCGCGGTCGACCTCGGCCTGCAGCCAGGCGCGCACCTCGAAGCCGGCGTGCTCCTGGTCGAGGTGCGAGGGCAGGCGACGGGGCAAGCCCTGCAGGTGCTCGACCAGGGCGCGGGTTTCGGTGTGGCAGACGCGCAGGCGGTGGCGCAGCAGGTCGCCCTCGGCCTCGAGGTCGGTTATGCGATCGAACAGCGGGCGCACGATGGCATCCGCCTCGGCCACCAGGGCGCCGATCGCCGGATCCTTGCGGCCCTTGCGGCGCAGGTAGTGGTCGACCATGCGGATCTTCGAGTAGTCGTGCCCGGCGTGCTTGGCGAGCCGCTGCGCGGCCTCCTCGAGGGCTTTCGTCTGGTTGAGGGTAGGCATTACGCGGCCCTCCCGAGACGAGCCATCAGCGCCGCGCCGGTGCGGCCGGTGGTGTAGCGTGCGACGAACTGCATCGCCAGACGCCGGCAGGCCGGATCGGTGATGCGATGAAGTGGCAGCTGAGCCGCCGTGATATAGTCGTTTGCGGACATGGTTGCTCTCTCTCAAAGATTTGATCGTGTCCATGCCCGGCAGCGGTTGCCGCCACTGTCGGGCACCTTTCTTTACTTCAAGGCCTGCAGGCGTCGCTTTAGCTCTGCCATATCCTCGGGGTCTACATCGAATCGCCCGTCCCCTCTTTCGTACTTTGCAAACAGGTCGTCGATCGCTTCGAGTAGCAGGTACTTGACCGGCACCAGCGTTAGGTTTTTCAGCTCCTGCAGGCCGCGGTGGTAGCGAGCGGGCGCCAGTAGCGGAATTTTTTTCTCGCCATCGCTGGCTATCGAGGCCCTTGCTTTTTCAACGTGCGCCGGCTCGGCCTCGGCGGTCTTGCGGCTGGGGCGGGCGGTGCTCAGCTTCCCGTCGGTCATTGCAGCAGCTCCAGCAGTTCGGCGGTGACGGCTTCGATCTCGAGGCGCGCCTTGTTGTCGGCGGGCAGATCCATGACGCTCTGCCCGCTGCCAATGTCGCGCACGTAGGACTGACGCTGGCAGGTCTGGCTCGACAGGATGGGCAGCTCGAAGGCCTCGAGTGCTTCGCGTGCGGTGCGCTCGATCACCGTGCCTGGTACCGCACGGGCGACCATCATTACGGCATGAGGGTGGCCGTCTGCGATTTCCTGCCGGTCCTTTACCAGCTGCACCAGGTCGCTGCAGGCCCATATGTCGTACTGGCTCGGCTGCACCGGGATCAGCACCAGGTCGGCCGCTTTGATCGCTGCGGCGGCCAGCTCGCTGATCTGCGGCACGCCGTCGACGACGACGAAGTCATAGCCGCCCGCCACGCGGGGCAGGTCGCGCGCCAGTTGCTTGCCCATGGCCACGCATGGGATCACGCCCGGGTCGCCCTCGGCGCCCTCCCGGCTGGCCGCCCAATCGGTCGCCGAGCCTTGCGGGTCGAGGTCGACCAGCAGCACGCGCTTGCCGTGGGTGACGGCCAAGCAGCTGGCCACGTTGACCGCGCTCGTCGTCTTTGTGGTGCCGCCCTTTTGGTTTAGCACCGAAATTACCTTCGCCATCGCTGGCCTCCTGGTGGGTTATCAGATCCAACGGGCACAGATTAGCCGCAAAGGAACAAAAGAGCAACAGAACAAAAGAACAAAAGAACAAACAAGCGGACGCGCCAGCGTCCAACCTTGTCCGCCTGAATAGCCCCGTCCTTTCTCCCGTGGCTGCAGTCCAGCAACGGCGCGGGTTTCCCGCGCCATAAACAAGCAGCGCGAAGCGCTGGTCCTTTTGGTGCATGCCCTCTGCCGCGTCCTTTCTGACCATCTAGCCCGCTGCCGCATCCTTTCCTTGCTGGTGGTTGAGCAGTCGCCGCCCCTTCGCGCTCGCCTACTTTGCCGCATGGCAAAGGGTGTATGCCTGCGCAGCATCCATGCACCCTATGCCCTAGCAAGTGCATACACCCTCACCCCTAACACAATATAGGGCCACAGGTGTATGCACCCATGCCCCA